CCACCTGATTTAAGACAGCAATTTGAAGTAGGTATACCTCCGTTTGGCAACAGAAGAGATCCACTACCAACAACAGGTACACAGGTAGAGCAAAAGACACGACTAGATACATCACAAGCTAACCTAGCCTCAGCACAACAAGAACTTAGCAGACTGCAACAGCAACTAGCCTCTACTCCTATTGAAGACGAGGCTGCTAGAAACGCTATTGTTGAAAAGATAAATAAACAACAGCCAAAGATTACAGCTGCTCAGTCTGCTCTTGCAAGCGCATCACAGCAGTTTCAAACAGTAGCTGTGCCAACGGCTGCAGAGGCTGTAGGTGCAACAGTAACAACACCTGCTGATCTCATCACTAAACAACCTGTGGACAAGATAGTTGAAGGAACAGGACAGACTATTGATGTTGCAACAGGTAAGCTAACAGGAGATATAACACCTACTGTTAAAACAGGTGTGGCTGATCCTGATGTTACTGTTACTGCTACAGGTCCTGCAAAAACAACTGCTGAGGCAGTAGCTGAGGACATCAAAGCTATAAAGCCACAGGAACGCTTTGGACAAATCACCCAAGACGCTATTGTAAAAGCGCAGCAGGTTGCGACAGATGACCTTAACGTCAGAGATGTACAGGCAGCTCAAGGCACAGGACAGCAGATTATATCACCTTCCAAGAGAGCATTACAGCAGGGAGAGCTTGTATCAGGAGCAGCTAATGCAGAACAGTCAGCACAGTTCTTAGAAGGCATTGAGGCAGCCACAGGCGCTCCGTCATCGGCTGCTACCGTACAAGGACAGCTTACTAGCCTTATGTCTGACTTTGAGGGTGGCACACCTCCTCCTTGGGCTTCAGGGGCTATGCGTCAGGCTACAGCTATCATGGCACAAAGAGGCTTGGCTGCAAGTTCTATGGCAGGACAAGCTATCGTACAGGCTGCAATGGAGAGTGCGTTACCAATAGCTTTACAAGATGCACAGACTGTTGCACAGTTTGAAGCACAAAATTTAAGTAATCGACAACAACGTGCCATGCTTGCAGCACAACAGAGAGCTACCTTCCTTGGCATGGAGTTTGATCAAGCGTTTCAAGCAAGAGTGCAGAACGCATCTAAGATATCAGATATAGCTAATATAAACTTCTCTGCTGAACAACAGATAGCACTAGAGAACGCACAACTTGCACAGACAGTTGACTTAGCAAACCTTAACAACAGACAAGCCGTGACAATGGCTCAGGCTTCTGCGATAGCACAAGCTGATATGGCTAACTTAAGCAATAGACAACAGGCTGCAGTACAAAATGCACAAAGCTTTTTGCAGATGGACTTCCGTAACCTTGATATATCACAGCAGAACGATATGTTTAAAACACAGTCTGTCGTGCAAGGTTTATTTACAGATGCTGCAGCAGAGAACGCATCACGACAGTTTAACGCAACAAGTGAAAATCAAACCAATCAGTTTTTTGCTAGTCTAAAAGCACAGGTAGGGCAGTTCAACGCTACGCAAGCTAACTCTATGGAGCAGTATAATGTTGGACAGGCTAACGCTTTAGAACAGTTTGCAAAACAAGTAAAGAACCAAAGAGATCAGTTTAACGCTGCAAACGCTCTTGTTATAGCACAGGCTAACGCACAGTGGCGACAGCAGTTAGCCACAGTGAACAATGCAGCTCTTAATGATGCAAACAGACAGAACGCACTACAAGCTAATGGGTTGACACAAAAAGGTCTTGATGAAATATGGCAGAAAGAAAGAGACTTGATGGCATATGCTTTTGCTACAGCAGAGAGTGCTGCAGAAAGGCGAAACAAGTTGTTACTACAAGAGCTAGACGCAGAGGGTCAGGCAGACTCTGCTTTTTCAGGTGCTTTAGGTACACTTGGTGGCGCAATAATTAATGGTATGTTTGAATTTGGATTACCTTTCTAGGAAAAATAAATGGCTACTTCAGAATATAAAAACGCATTAACAAGAATGAGAAATTTTGCCCTTGGTGGGGGATACATTGCAAGTATGTCATCAGGTAATATCATAAACCCTGAGACAGGAGAAAGGCGACAGGCAGTTGACGCTTTAATGGCACGTTCTCCTACAGTGGGTGACACAAAGAATATACAGGAGTCTATGGAGCTTGGTGACGAGATAAAAGCTCTCAACAAGATATACGAACTACAGAAGGCTGAACAAGATCTTGCTGACGAGAATGTTAGCGACTATGTTGTTAGACCAGGAGATACGATAACGGATGTGCTTGAGAGACACGGTATGGACTTTGCTGAGTTTTCTGCTTTGAATGAGGATGTGTCTGATTTAGATTCAGGCGATGTAGTAAAAGTAGTACAACATGAGGTGGATGAGGTATGATAGAACAAACAGCAAGATTTGAAGCGCCTGTTCCCGGACAGTCTTTAACAAGTGAGCCAAAACTATATCCTTGGGAAAAGCCACCTGAGCTAGACAAGATAGGTGAAGTTATAAGTTTCTACATTGACAGGCTGTCATCACAGGACGTTATGGATGATGTGTTTATAGCTCTTGAAGAAGGCTTTCCACTAAACATACTTGTGAAGAGCATGTTGTCTACAGGTGTCATGGAGGGTATACACACCATTGACGTAAGCATGATCATTGCTCCTGTTCTCCACGAGTACATATTAGGAGCAGCAAAGATACAAAAGATTAAAGTAAAAGAGTTTCCTGAAACAAAAGACGAACAGATTGATGCTAAGGAGAAGAGAGCATTGGCTGCTACAGTCGAGAGAAGCCTTGAAAAGTCCCCAAAGGAGGATACAGGTAAAGCTTTACTAGAAGAAGCCTTGTCATTTGTACAAGAGGATGCACCTATGGCTGAGGGCGAGGCTATGGCTGCGCCTGAGGAGGCAGCTCCTGAAGAGAAGCCAATGGGATTAATGAGTAGAAGGGATACGTAAGATGGGTTTTAAAGCAAAAGCATTTGGTGAGAAGCTTGCGCTTGAGATAGCAGGTGGTGTAAAGAAAAGATTCGCAGAGGCTAAAGAAGAAAAAAAGGAAGAGAAGGAAAAGGCTGAGAGAAACTTAACGATCTTTCAAAAGAGGATAGCGCAAAAAGATGCTGTACTGACATTTGCCAACACACTAAAAGGACTAGGTGCAACAAACGCTGATATAATGTACTTTGCCAAAGATGGTCCTGCTGTGTTGAAGTCAATACATGATACAATATCTGATAAGGCTGAAAAGTATTACGAGCTTACAGGTAACAAACTTAGTCCTGAAACTGTTAGTAAGATGATGAATATACCAAAAGGTTTTGAAGAAGCTGCGTCAAAGTATAAGAGCATGGACGAGTTCCTTGACGCAGGGTATCGACTATCGCAGGAGAACGATCAGTTTGAGCAGCCTGAAAACGAAGAGATACTAGCAGGTAACTTCCTACTAGGCATCATGGGTGTTGGCGCTAAAGAAAGAGTAAGGCGAAAGCTTGAGACAGAGAAGTTTATAGGCGATACAACTATAGGGCAGATAAACCGAATAGCTGCACAAAGAGACTTTGTTGATGTGTTTGGTGGCGAGTTTAGCAGAGCAGCCTTAGACCCAACTATAGGACCTAGAATACTAGACAGAGGAGAGGTGGCTGATGTTACGACTGACACTAACAATGAGCTTATAAGGAAGACAACAGGAGATGCAGGTAAAAAGAACTTAACAGCGTTTATGATTGATAAATTAGGAGCTAGTGAAGAAACTACAAATGAAATAACTGATATATTTAGAGCGATGAATGACGATAAGAAAGAACCAACTCTAACAGATGATCAGAAGGGCTACCTAAAGGAGTTTAAAGAAAAAATGCTGTACGATGCGTTTATAGAAGAGTCAGCAGGTATGAACTTAAAACCAAGCGAAATAGCTTTCTTTGGTAAGGACATCGAAGAGGTGTATAAAACATACGCAGGAGATGATACAATCACTACTGACACTACTGAAAAGAAGAAAGATGAAGTGGGTGGCGAGGTAAAGAAAGACAAAAAGATAATGTCACTTGCAGCACAACAGCTAGAAATGAAAGAGCAAATAGAGAATGGAACTTTAAAACCAGGTGATGTGTATATCTTTACAAATCCTAAAGATGGATCTACTGAAGAAGTAACAGTACCTGAAGTTAAAACTGATCTAGAGCAAAAGGTAGAGGCTGTTCAAACAAGTAAGCCTATGGACAAAGAAGCGTTTGATGGTTTGCCTGATAAGGTAGCATCAAGAGGCGCAGGTAGTGCGTTACGCTTTGATAGACTATACGGCACAACGCACAATAGAAACGGAACAAAAAAATCGTATGATCAATACGTGCAAGACTTTGTAAACAACAAGCTAGAACAAGTTGAAAAAGTTAAAGAAGAAGCAAGGCAAAAAGAAGAGTTTAATAAACTTGATCCAAAGTTTTTAGATAAAGTAGTCCGAACAAGGTAACATATAATGGCAATGACATACGAAGAGTTTATGGCTCTAAAGGACGAGGAAGAAACAAAAGCTCCTACTCCTAAAAAAACTTTATCCTACGAAGAGTTCATGGCTATGAGCGATGACGATGATGAGGACACAGTAAAAAGACCTAGAGAAACACTACCAACTATTGATAAGAACTTAAAAGTTGACGACATCGTTAACACGACTTCTTACGTGGACTCTATAAGAGACTACATGATTGATAGAAAAGGTAAGCAATACATATCTAAAGATAAAGAAGAAGTTGTTGATGACTTTATTGCTCACATGCGATATTTCAACACTAACGAGGCATTTACTATAGATGAAGCTCGTTATGTATCTATGGCAGACGATGATGCTAAAGCAAGAGCAGGTAAAGCCTACCAAGTATACGACAAACTAGGTAACGTGTTTGTTAATGATGGGCTATATGGGGCTGTAAGTGGTGTCGGAGACTACCTTGGTGCTATTGCAAGCTCTCCCTCAACCTACTTTGGCTTTGGTATCGGCAAGGGTATTACACTGGCAGGTGGTAAACTAGGAGCTAAGGCTGTGACAGAGGCAGCTAAACTAGCAGCTCGACAAGCTATGAGACAGTCTGGTAAAAAGAAAATGTCTGATCTAAAAGTAGTAGCTAGAAAAGCCTACGATGATACTGTTAAGAAAGCTGTAAGACAGAGAACAAAACTTAACATAGGGCTGACAGGTATAGCTGACGCTAGTGT